GAGTGCTAAAATTGACTATCAAGTATGCTAAGCTCTTGGCGTTGAAGAATGAAGAACGCAAGAACAGCATTACTTGGAAAGATGGTTTTAACGCTGTCGTCAACTTTGTAGGAATGGCAGCAGTGCTTAATTTCGAACAGACAAATATCATCACTTCGAAAGTCTGGGGTATGGTGAGTTCGCGGTTTAAATAAGGGTTATTATACCCTTTCTTTTTTTCTCAAAATAAATTTAAAGGAGTCGAACAATGACAAAAATTACAAAAGAAAATATGCAAAATGCGCATGACGAACTGTTACAAACCTTTGTTAATAAAAATGCTGACTATGGAAACTCTTTCGAATCTTCTCTGGAAGAATATGGTCTAATTGCGGCACTCATTCGTATGGATGATAAAATGGGTCGACTTCGCACACTTATTAAGTCCGAAGCTAAGGTCAAAGACGAAAGCATTTCGGATACACTGCGAGACTTGTCAAATTATGCTCTTATGGCTTCTGTATGGTTTGATCATAAAGATGATGACGATCGTCCAGCTTCAGAACGAGTTGATGAATTGTTAAAAAGGGATATGCCTAGCCTTGGATTTTATTCCGGACTTCGTGTTGTTAGATTCGGCGAACATTTCAGAAAACTTAAGGATCCAGATGAAGTTACTCAAGGGATTGAAATTCAAAATTCAGAACAACTTCGACTTTATCTAAATATCCATAAAGAAAAAGGAGCGCTAAGCGTTGCTAATGGTATCGGTCGCGATCTATTTTATCGGATTGACTTTACGGATTTCTATCAGTATGTGAAAGAACTTCGTGGAGTTCGTTGTAGAGAGGATGAAACTCTACAAATTTACTTTAATGTTCGTAATGATGATTTGAATAAGGTCATATATATTTGTACGAATAAATCCGAAACTGCATACCATTTCGATAACATTAAACATTTCAAAGCAGCAATCGAAAATTTCATCTATTTCAAAAAATACTTACTTAATAGACGAGAAGAATTAAGTAATACTCGCGAACAAATTAAAACTCTAGCCTTAAAACAAGGTTCTACATTAATCAAACCTAGAACTAGGATTGATGATGCTTTTATTGAATTCGTACTTTTCGATAATGATGAAATCGCATTCGATTTAAATCGTGGAGTATTTAGTGATGGATTATTGGACGAACAATTTATCTATGATATGTATGAAAATACGGTGGATCCTAGCTATGGTAAATATCGATTAATTCTTGACGATGAATTAGGACTAAACATGGAGTCAACTCTAGAAGCTACTTTGGAAATATTCTTATCGCAAACCTTCTTGGATTCATTCCAACGTGTACTTGACTCGGGTAAAAATGTTAAAATTATTAACATTCCGCAGTAATTACATGTTGTATAATGAAAACAAAGAAGGAGGCATTTAACATGCAAAACAACAAATTACTTACACTTAAATTGGAAGACCGTAATCGGGTTAAGGACAACCTAGATATAATCATGGATAAAGTGTACGACTTGATCGTTGACAAGTATTTGAACAGTGATTTCGAGATCCAAATTACTAACATTGATATTGTTAGATTTGACATCGAAGGAATTGATCACAGAGCTATGTCCAGCAATCTAGATCTTGTATATGGAAAAATGATTGAATCAGGTTACAACGTAACTCTATACAGTGACCATGAAAGTGAATATATTCAAGTGAGCGTTTAAATACGCTCTTTCTTTTTTGTTTGAGGTATAAAATAATGAAATTAATTGATAAAGAAGAACTTAAAGAACGTTTACTCTACAAACGAATTGTTAAATTCGAAGAAAATAAATTATACTTGGACGACGGTACAATTGTTTCTATCGAAGAGACGGATAGCGACTGCTGTGCTAGCGCATTCGGAGAATTTAAGGATGTCGAACTTGAAGCCCTTATTACTGACGTTAAGGTTGGTGAATATAAGGATAATGGTGAGGATGCTGATGAAGAGTACTCGAACGAAAATACAGTAACTATTTACAGCAACCAAAATCCTGTTGCTCAGGCCGAATGTTATGCCGATGCTGGTAATGGTGGTTATTACTTCAGCGTCTGTTCACTCGTAATTGGGGATGCATATTTTCCTGTTGTAGAAGCTTAATCTATATTTAAAAATAACACAATAATGAGGTAAACGATAATGAAAACACTTAAACTTATGACTCTTGGTATTGCTCTGTTTGGTTCTGCTGTAGTTGCTGAATCCGTATTCGCGGATGTGACAAAGGAAGAGGGGTCTACAGAACTCATTGCTACAGATCCTCAAGTCACAGTAACTAAAAAAGAAGAAGATTCCATCTGGTCTGATGTTGAAGTTAACATTAAAACAGATATTCCTGACGAAGTCCAAATTAACTCTGGGGATACAATGAAATTCAATATCCCTGAAGAGTTAAACCTTGAAACCAGCTACAACTTCCCAGTGTACAATGAAACTGGCGAAACAGAAGTTGGTACAGCTGATGTTAAAGCAAATGAGCGTACTGTAACCACAACGTTCAACAACTATTTCCAAGAACATCCATTGGATAAATCCATTTCCCTTAATTTCCACACACAAATCAACCGTGAAGTTGTTCAAGAAAACACTAAGAAGAACATCTCATTCAACGGCACAATCGTGGAACTTAACGCAGGTTCTAAGGGAACAATTAATCCTAATGAGGAATTGTATAAATATAGTTATCAAGACCGTTCCGACCAAAACCTTATCCACTGGGTTGCGCGTTTGAATTACAAACGCCAAACAATGGAGGATGTAAACATCGCAGACACATGGTCTGATGATCAAGACTATGTTGAAGGCAGTCTTATCTATCAATATGTTAAGGATGTTGATCCTTGGGTATACGACAGTCCTGCTACTCAAGCTGCGGCCAACACCAAATTTAACAAAAACGGTTTCGCAACACATATTGACCGTATTGAAAACAAAATTCTTATGGTTGAATATATGACTCGTCTTCGTACGCCGGTATTGTACAATCCGACAAACCTCTTCACTGCCTCATGGAATGGCGGCTTTGTATCGCACGAAGCAGAAACTAAGCTTTATGATGGCAATGGTAAAGCTAAAGGTAAGTCACGTCCGAAATGGGATAAACCAAATGATGCGCCTAAATACGAACTTCCAGAATTCGAAGGTGGAGTAGTACCTTTGGATCCTCCTGTTCACGTAAAGCCCGAGTGGAATGGCGGAACAATTCCTAATGATGCGCCTTTACACACTAAGCCTGAATGGAATGGCGGTACAGTACCGTTCGACGCACCTAAATATGACAAACCCGAGTGGAACGGAGGAGTTATTCCGAACGATGCGCCAATCGTGGATAAACCTGAAATCGACTTGAAGGATATTCCAATGATGCCACCGGCACCTGTTCTTGATCTTCCGGAGTTGGTTATCTCAGATACTCCTGCACCTAAAGAAGAAAAGCCTAAGACAGAAGTACCAACATCAGAAGATCCTGGTAAAGAAACTAAGGTATATTCTGAAATTACTAAAGGTAAACAACTTCCAGCTACTGGCGATACTGAAGAATCATATCTGTTGTTCGGAGGTATTGTTATTTCTGTTCTTGCAGCTGGCATGTACGGTATGAAACGTAAAGGAGAATAATATGTTATTAAAACCAGAAAATAGTACGGACACTAACGAATTGTTTGAGTGTCACGGTGAGTACGATATATACCAATATAACCATGGTTATGGCGATGTATACAAAGCAACGATTAGAATTTCTGGACATGATCGAAAAGCTGTTTGGGAGCAGCTTGATAAAAATCAGAAACCATATAACGAATTGTCGATTACTAGAGGTCTCAGAGGAGTTCCGGAATTAGAACCCGGAACTATCCTCGGTTTCATCTCTCATATTGATACGACAGTTACTTCTAAATTCGAATTAGAACGTCCACATTTCTTTATGATGGAATTAACATACGTTAAGAATCCTTTAGATATTTCATTCCGTGAATTTGTGAAAGATTACTTTCAATACGGAGGTCAATAATGAAACGTGGTATTAAAAACAAAGCGAAATTGATTCGACATACACTGGCATGTATTGAACGTCTTGAGTATTATTTGGAACTAGCTAAAGGTACTCCATACGGAGATGCAAACTTCATTAAAGAAGATATTGCTATTTATAAGAAATATCTTAATCCAAAACGTAAGACAAACACCTACAAAACCCAGGATCTTATTCTAATAAACCGACTTATTAATGAATTGCGTATTCATATCAAAAAGTATTTGCACGATCGTCATGGATTAAAGAAGGAGGACAAGTAATATGTCAGTTTGGGAATTAACAGGAATTTCATTTTTAATTGCGGTGGTATTAGTCTACGTATTTTTCAAGACTATGTGGAATCACTTGGATAAACAACAGGAGGACTAATCATGAATCGCGTCGATACAAAGAAGCTATATTTGGGCGTATACACCACGGATGGGAAGCATATTCCTATCCGTATTATTACTTTGATAAAAACTCAAGACAACAAATGGAAAGGTTGTATTCGTAAAAGTAATATCTCTGAAAAATGCGATCTTGACGACGTTGCGTTTTATACATTCAATAGTAAAGCTATTCGTCGAAAATCCGTTCGTAAGAATCCTGACAACATCGGGTTTGTTATTACTGACTATGATATGAAAGACCTCACATACGATTCGTCTTCGTTTCATGAATATGAGCTCAGAGAAGTTGACAATATTCTTATGAACACAACATGGGATCATTTTTCGGATGAAGTTTACGCTAAAGAAGAGTTAAAACGATCCGAATATGTTGTTGATTCAAAACTACCATACGAACGATCAATCGACGGAATCCCTCATTGGGGATATTGTATGGAGGCTAAGATCATTGGTCCTAGCGAAAAGTATCCTGGTTGTACCGTACTACGACGCAAGTACGCATTGATTGATGAGGAATTTGCTAAGTCGATCATATTTTCGTATTGTAAAGAATCGCTTGATGATAACGACTTACTGGAGGATATTTAATGGAAGAAAACTATTTCGAAAACGTGTTTACACCAGAGACCGAAGAAGATGAAATGACTTTGGAAGGTCTCAAAATTCTTTCGGATATTCTCGGAATTAGAAGAAAGGTTGAAGATGACTAAAGGTTATATTATGTCGTCTACAGAATTCAAAGAGACGGTCGAAACAATGGTTAGGGATATGCCTCTAGCCGATATGTTATATATTAACCAATCTTTGATCGAGGCGGCTATCACTAAATGGAAGGAGAAGGATCCTGAGACAGAAATGTCACCAGCACAAGAGGACTATAAAGCATATTATGTATTCCTTGCAAGTGTGCCCGACGGTATTACTGTGATAGATCCTAATCTTTTCGTATTTAAAATAGCTCGTAAAATTGTAGATGCTCTATGTCTATCAATCATAGACTCACGATATTACGAGAACGCATTCCACGATCCGGACGTATCATATGAAGATACAAAATTCATGTCGGACGTATTCAAGCATGTCTTAGATAGAACTGAAGAATCTATGAAAGAAGATGCTGAGTCAGTAACATTCGAATTCAACAGGAATCCGGATGAAATGCGAAAAGAAATGTTAGAAAGTTTGGACAGAAAGAAACATGAAAGATAAAAAAGTTATTTTATCTAGCAACGACTTCAAGAACCAAATCATAGCAAACATTCGATCAATGGATTTACAAAACGTATTCATGATTGAAGATTTCTATATCGATAGACTTATAACTAGTTGGTGTGAGCATCAAGCCCAGGAAGACTACAAGTCATATTTGAACATGATGATGACTATTCCAGATAATCTAGAATTCATAGATTTAGAAGGATTGTTATTCAAATTGTCTAGACGACTAGTGGACGAACTTGTGCTCACTCTTACCGAATCGTTTTATTACGAAGACATAGGTATGAATATATCTGAGGAATCTTTCCATCCTTATGAGGAAGATCGTCAGACGGCCTATGTCAAACGTGATAAAGAGTCTATCAAGTATTTCTTGAGCGTCATTGACGTGATGTTCGACAGAATATATGTTGGAACGTCTACAACTAAAGAACTTCTGCAACAAGCTTTGCAGGACAATACATATTTGAGGTAGGTTTGGTATGGAACAGAAACAAAATATCTCGTTGTCTATTTATTACAAAGGGACAACTACAACATTTGGCGGCAAATATGAGGACACATTTCCAACATCTGACGGACGAATTAGTTCTGTTGTTGTGGATATTCCTATTTCAATCGTACATATGTTGGATTTAAATTGTGAGTATGTGCTGGTTATTAACAACAAGCAATATGCTATTCAAGACAAGTCTGTCGGTATCCCGAGTACTGATGGATTTGTCAATACTATTTTACTGGTGAATGAATACGGCACTATTCGCCGCTTAGGGAGGAAATATTAATGAGAAAACATATTCGTATACCTATGTCACTTAAAGACATGGACACTCTTCGTGATAATTTTTACGCTTGCAGCTCTGAAGTACAGATGGAACTCCCGGACAACCTCACCATTCATTTCGAACGCTCTGATATGGAGGAGTTTGAAACATTTTGAACTGAAGAGGAGATTAAGGAAGTTGAATACATCGACCGTTAAAATAATTTTAACAGCTGCTGTGCTGGTTTTATCCGTACCATTCTCAATTATCTGTGGGATTGCGTTAGGGATATTTCCAGCCGTTATTTATGGTCCATCTGTAGTGATTGGTATCACGGGAGCAGTATGGATCGTCTTTACAATTACGTTACTTTCCAAAATTTGGAAAAAGTAACCGCAGAAATTACATAGCAGATAATGAAACGATAAAACAAAAGGAGGACAAACAAATGTCAAAAGAACAAATCGTTGAAAACCAAACTGAGGTTATCTCAGATGAGCAAGTGAAAGCAGCAGAAGCTGCAGTTGAGCAAGATGTTACAACCACAATCGTGGCTGAACCGGAGAATCCAACTATCGCACAGACAATTGCGAAGTGGCGTCCGGTAGCCAAGAAGGTATTGGTTGGGGCAGCGCTTGCTGCGACTGGAGTATTCGTGATTTCTCTACTCGCTGGAGGTAAATCTAAGGATGATGAAGACGAAGACGTAATTGACGCTGAGTTTGAATAAAACATTATCGGTCAATATTAGAGGGTTATCACACCCTCTTTTATTTTTTGTCACAGAAAGGAGGCGTAGACATATATGGCGGTCATATTAGAAGATTATGACGCAATGTATGTCCCTGATTTTAACCCTGTCACTGGTAGATTCTTTGTGCCATTAGACAACGCCAGTGATATTACGTTGGCGGATCTAGCAACCGAACTTAATGGTTATAATAATCGTGTTTGGTTTGAAGGAAGAACATATATTGCAGATGGTGTCAAGAAACAAATAGACCCTGTAACATACGAATGGTCTGCAGTATTGAATGTTAGGAGAGTATAATGGTTGACTACAATAAGGTAAAACAAAAATCTACTAAGGTAGAAAAGAATGACGGGACTGCTGTGCGTAAAAAGCAGAAGGCAGTAGCTAAAGGTCGGGTACGCAAACCTAGTTTGTTATCTCGGGCTGGATTACTATTTTTCGGTGAAGGTGGTTTCAAAGGTGTTGTACAACATCTCGTGCATGAGGTTATTATCCCAAGTGCTCAAAACACTTTCGTCGATATTACTACAACTGCGATCCAGCGTGCTGTGTTAGGCGATGACTATATTTATCATCGACAGCCTACGCAATACTGGGGTCGTGGACGAAACAATGTTACCCGTATGGACACATATCGAGGTGGAGGACGTATTGACTACGATAGACAATTCAATCGTCGTTCCGAAAAGACATCCGATGTGTTGAAATACGTTGACTTTGAAACTGCGCAGGAAGCTCAGGAAATCTTTAACATCATGTTAAGTAATCTTGAGCATTACAAAGTTGTATCTGTCGCAGATTACTATGAACTATCGGATATTCCATCAAGGTTTACTGATAATTCTTATGGTTGGACAGATCTTCGCGGATCTAAAATTGTCGCTGCGCGTGGTGGAGGATATACAATTCAATTCCCACCTGTTGAAGAAATTTAGTTAGGAGTTTACTAATGAAGAAATTCGTTATTGGTATTGGTTTGGTTGGAATCGGTTATGTTATTGGATGCGTACAATCATATTTCGCATTCGATGCTATTTGTAAGGAAGACGGAATTCGAATTGGTATGTTCGGATCTGAATATGTGGAGGACAAAGAATGAGACGCTATATAGCATACTTATATTTGTTCGCATGTGGACCAATCGGTTGGTTACTCATATTCATGGATTGGATTAAAAGATAAACGGAGGAAACTAAAATGAAAAACTTACTCGCTACCATATTTTTACTTTGCATTGGTCCTGTTGGTTGGATCATCCTAGCATTTGCTTGGTTGAAGAAATGAGGCCTAAATGATCACAAAGATTGACGTTATATTTCGCGATGGAAGTCGTGAATATTTTAACTATGTTCCTAAGGACCAATATGGTAAGGAACTACGATTGACATATACCCGCAGTGAAACCACAATCACAGTTATCGAGCATATGGTTGAAATAAACTCAACCAATGAACATATCTTTGAACGTGACGATATTCGCAAGGTATCTATTACACAAAGGCAGGAGGCTTAATTATGGTTGCAGTACGCAAAATCAATTCTTATTCATTGCATTGGACTCCAGAAACGGAGTACGCATTTCTCATCGATTATCTTATGCGTAAAGAAGAACAAATCTCAATTAAGCAGAACCAAGTTTCAGGAATGACTATTGGTATGATCAATAGCGCAGATGTATTTGACTTCAAGTCCATGCATACACATTTACGTGGAGTTCGACAAAGAATCAAAGATCTGCAGAACAAACACGGATTTACTCCGTCTACATATCTGCAATACAAACATATTGTGGACGAATACCGTGATGCGGCTATCAAACGTGCCCAACACGGAAAAGCACTACAGGAGGAAACATATGCGGGTTAGGATTTATCAGAAACACACGCATCCAAATCAACAACCTCTCTTATTTAGTGAGGTTGCAAACTTGGCCATTGGGAATGGTCTAATCGAATTCGAACATGATGCTCATATTAATAAAGAACGTAAAGTTCGTGCTATGTCATCATTTGTATTAGAGAATCTTTGCGGATATTCTATTCTCCGTGAAGATCAGGATCAATAATAAAAAGGAGAACACATAATGAAATTACCATCAATTAATTTTGCAGACCTCGCTAAGAACTCACGTCGCGGTCTAGTTGCCGCTAAGAACTTTGGAATCAAACATGCACCACTTGCATTGGTTATTGCTGGAGGTGTAGGTCTAGTCGCTACTGCTGTGACATCTTACCAAGCAGCTAAGAAAGTCGATAAGACTTTAGAAAAATTTGAGGAAATGAAGGAGGATGGAATTGTCCCGTCAAAAGTTGAAATCGCTACTGAGGTTGCCAAAGACATTGCTGTTCCTGTTTTGCTTGGGGTCACTAGTGTCGCTTGTATTGGACTTTCATATGCTATTCAGAACAATCGCCTCAAAGCTGTTACGGCTGCTCTCGCGGTAATCACAGAAGAACATTCACGCTACCGCAAACGTGCTAAGGAAATCCTTGACGAAGAAACATTCAAACGTCTCGATACTCCTCATGACACACGTAAAATCACAATCACTGACGAAGACGGAAACGAAATTGAAACTACTGTTGAAGTACCTAGCGAAGGGCTTTTCTATGGTGCATATTTCAAGAATTCTAACCTCAACGCACCTGGCGAACCAGAATACAATGAACGCACAATCCAAGAAATCTACAATGAAATCCTAATTCCTAAAATGGCTAAATGGGGCGAATTGACATTCCCATATGTGTTGGAACAACTTGGATTTGAAGTGCCATCTGCTGCCCTACCATTCTTCTGGTCAGATACTGATCAATTCTATATTGAATGGGACACATTTGACATGTGGGATGAAGAAGCTAAAGCTATGGTTCCACAAACATATGTTCGCTGGAAACGCCCACGCAACCGTTACGCTCCAAACATCTACGCAGAAGCGGACGAACAAGCATAATTAAATTTTGAAAGGATATTCCAATAATGAATAGAAACTTGAAGATTTTGGGATATACTGTTTTAGTGGCGGGTATCGGTTATGCCGGTTACCGTCTCTACAAATGGTATAAGGAAGAAAAGAAGTTGGAAGAAGATGGTCTTTCGTATGAAGAACTATTGGAAGCACACGAAGCTGCCGAGATCGAAAAACGTCTCGAAGAGCGTGATGCTCTGATGGATCTTGAACGCGATATTGAACAGGACCAAGACCCTCTTGAATTTGGTGATGGACATGCGTGGCGTAAAGAAAACGGTATGATTATCCGTAACATCACTCCATATGAAAATGCTGCTGGGATTGAATATGATCCAATGACTGAAGAAGTTATTGACTTGCCGGATGGACAAGGTGACACCATTTCCGTGGTTCGCAAATTTGACGAATTCGAAATGAAGGATCGATTCCTAAACTATCGTGACAAACGATCTGCGAAAGAAATTCGCAAGATAATTGATGACATGATGTATACAATCCGCTCGCTTAAAGCTAATGAAATGGAGTATGAACGTATGATCTACGACAAAGACACGCAAGATAGCTATGACTATTACTGTGCGTTAGTTCTTGACCGTGCAGGAATCCATAATTCAAAACTTATTGATGACTTTGCACCTATCTTTGCTTGGGAATATACTCCTAACAAACAAAATATCGCCTTACTTAACATCCGTCAACAATTGATTGACAAGCGTGTAGAATACTTTGGATTCGCATCTAAATATTCTAGCTGGGCAAGCATTGGCGAATTACTTATTTGGTTTGCCGAAAACCTACATGTAGAAGGTGGTAAGAAGTCTGCTACCGAATATCTGAAATTCATTTTCGATAAGATGTCGATTGAATTTGAAGACTTCGACGCTATTACCCATGATACCTTTATCTCATATTTGGAAAGTGGACGCACTAACAAGCCAAATTATGATGATACTTTCGGCATGTTTGGTTTGCCTAAATCAGACTATGATGATTCTAAGTCACTGTGGGACGAATATAACAAACGTATTGAACACGAAGTTGGTTTTGTAGAGCTGGAAGACGAAGAAGGTGATGAAGATGACGACTCGGAAGATTAATCGTCTGATCATCAAGAAAGACGGGAAGGTATATTCTTTTCGTTGTTCTGCCGGTGGAGGAGCAATCTATTTACGAGACTCTGACTTCGTATATATTGTTTTTGTTGCTGACCTATTAAGCGACGCTAATGAAATAATCATTTCTGGTTATACATCTGGCGGTCGATCTAGTAATTTACATCTGACTAAGTTGGATGTTACTAAACTGTCTAGAAGCATATTACACTTCTTCGGACATTCAAATCATCATATTAGATCGTTCTGCATCTACAACGATTTAGACAATCCATTAATTAACATTAGGAATTGAATTACTACGCGAGACATCGCATCATATTTTCAGAAAGGATAACCTAATGAAAGAACTATTTGCAAAACTAAAAGAAGGTCTTGCTAATCTTAAAAATTGGCTTGACAAAATCGTCACAGATATCGAGTGGGCTTTAATGCCTACTTGGATCATGTGGACAACGAAAGACAAATACAAACTAAGTCACTACCGACTGATCAACGGTTATGACTTGAAACACATGTATTTGCGAAATGGAATTCCTGTACTTCGGTCGTATAACCAAGGATGGGACGCATCCGAATCGGAATCGGATAATTGCGTTGTGGAAGGGTTTTCTAGAAGCCTGACCGACGTATATTCTGCGCGTGGATACAATTTTGTATTATGCGGCGGCAGTCGTATAACTGGTATTAAGGAATACAAGAATGGCGATGCACCTACTCATAATTTCTTCCTGGCCAAGAGGAACGATGAGGACGAGGTTCTTGTCTGTATTCCACGAGAGATTGTGTCAAGTCCTGAGGGATTAATGAATCGCATGATCTCAAACATGAAAATCAATTCCGAATTCACAATCCAATCCATCAACACCTTCTGCTATATCTATCCTATGGAGAAGACTCACGCAGGATATTTGACTTTCGGACGTCAGGTTTATGACGAATGGGGATCAAATGATGGACTTGTGATCTATCCAAAGGCTGGAGATGACCTTTGGGATAAACTAACCCGCTAGAAGGGGTCTAGGAGGCTATATAATGGCGTTTAACGACTATGTAGTTCCTTATTCGATAGAAAGGGCCGACGTACTTAGAAAATGCGCAGAGAGCGATCTATCGGTCTTAAACGAGGACTATTATAAGGGCTACAAATTCATGTTTTGGACTAAATTATCCAAGGCTAGACCCAATATCATGGTTGGGATAGCTTACGGGGATAATCTTATCAAGATCAATATGGGTAAAAACAAATATATGCTTTGTCCATATATTGTGATCTCAGAAACTGACAATGATCATCGAATGTTTATATTTGAAAGTTCGGAATCACTGTTGGCTATGGTTAAGGAATTGTTCAAGGCTGATGACTCAGAAGATTTCATCGATACCATATTCAGAAAGTATGCAACGACATACAAGTTCATTCAATACAAATCTGACGGTAATGAAATCGCATCATGTCAAGGGACAAATCTACCTGTAATTAATTTATCTTTGGTTAGATATTGGAATAATCCAGATGAGCCACATTTGACTCGTTTGGATATTCTCGACTCTAAACCATTGGACTGCACATTTACTCCGGGTGGTCCTGTTGATGTCAAAAACTACTATATTCTTGACGCGACACGCTACCAGAAGGAGCTGGACCATTCCGAGTACAACACATACAATTGGAAAGGAAAGACTAATGGACGATGCGGAAATCTTTGAAGCTGCCAGGAAGTTGAAAGAACTCTTGGACTCGGCTATTCTACGTAGCGAAATCGTAGGAGAGTCAGACACACGGAAGTTACTGTGGGATCTACGAGCAAATCTTCTCGTAGTATTACGTTAAACAAAAAGGAGAAACTAATGAAGTATGATATTACTCGATTACCTGTTATCAAATCAAAACATTTCAATGATGAGGCTGTGCAAGCTGCTAACGCTGGTATGACCGACGAACAATACACTACCGCACAAGGACAAAAAGTTCTGTGGTATATGTATGTTCTGGATAAATTGAACCGTGGCGATTTTATTTCTGTTGCCGAGCTGCGTAAAGCTGCTAATAAGAAAGTTAAATTGGAAGACTACATGTTCGGATTCGACCGTCGTGCTCTTGACTACACAAGTCCTAAAGCATCTGACGATATTTTCTTCCACCCAATGCACCTCAAACAAATTGTACCTAATAACGCAGATCTCTACGATACAACTCGTCTGGAAGAACTCAAGGAAAAGAATGCTGCTATCTATCGTAAATTTGTACGTCGCTTAGAAGAAGGCGTTAAACTTATGCGAGACAACAAATAAAAGGAGCCGTGAATGAAATTCAAGTCTGGTATGGAGAAGACATCATATTTGAAAAGTGTCTTATTGAAAGTTCTGAGGACTATGGGATATTTGACAGTGGCAGATTACAAACGTATCTGTCACCACTATCCTATTGAGGCTAAGGACTATGTTATTGGTTGGCGAAGTCTATACGACGCTCATTTCACCACAAACGAATATCCTGACGATGCGAACATGGTTAAGCTATATATCGCTAAGCAACCGTCTATATTGGCTAGCTCACGTGCTGCCCAAGTCGACTTTGTTGGTAATATCCCTTCCTTAGGTAATGTTCATATTGTGGATAATGGTATTCAAAACGTTTTGAATATTCATCTAGGTTTAGCATCTAATGATTTGGAACAATGGCGACATCATAATCGTAAGATTTTGGTATTTGACAATGAGCCTATGAAACAAAATTTCATTTTGTGGTTCGATAATCATCAGACCAAGCCTGGTGAAGATGTTATTATGGTGGGTAAAGACTTTGATCTTAAACCTATTTTGCGAGAACATGGTCTAATTGTCCGTGAGGTTATTTAAGGAGGTATGGTATGACATTAAAGGTTCTTGACATCGATATGAATGATGTCTTGTGGGTAAAACACTCACGTGATGGTATTAAGGTTTGTGCTCGTGTACAAAAAGAGGCTGAAAAGTTTGCAGTTCAGACAGAAGGTAAACCAGACACGCTATATTCTTTTGAAGATTGTGCTTGGAACACGTTCAAAGATGACCTATTATATTCATTGGATTCTATAATTCCATACATTGGAGATATCTTCATCTTTCACTTCAAGGAATTCAAATCCATTAAATATGGTAATGCTCTTGCACGTATCGAAACTCTTATTAATGTGGATACTGATCTGCTGGAAACCAAAGGTCCTATTTTCTCTGTTTGTATTGATCCGGAAGATCCTGACGTACATGAGTACGAAATTTCTGTACCGATCACAGATCTCGTGGATATTACCGAAGTAACTAAGCGTTTTGCTGTAGGAGTTACTGCTAATATCTATTGGAATACTGGTACTCGTAATGGACAGATCACTTCTGTTCGGATTTCTAATGGCGAGCTCATCATCAAATTTGAGCAGATCTTCAAAGGTGACTATCTGACTCTGGATATTCGCCAATTCATTCGTAAGGTCTAAGGAATAGGAGGTATTAAAGATGACTACCCAAAACGACATTTATGTTATCGATTTAACCAAATATTTCACACGCCTTTTCGAATTACATCGTCCAGATGCCTTGGATTATTTCAAGAAGATTGAATGCTATATGTATTTCAATATCTCAGATCCTACTCAAGTCCAATTCAAATACCGCTTCTACGGTTACAGATACGATCGTAAGGTATTATATGGACTCACTCCAGACATGTTTGTGCAGGTTGTAAATTTCTTTACTATGCTTGCTGAAAGCTCATATCGTTTGGAAAAGGTGCTTATGCCAGAATGGATGTTTGAACCGAAAGTACGATGGATGCGCGGGTTACTAAAGGACGCTTTAGACGTTCCTCAACACATTGAAATCCGTCGTTACTTGTTTAGTAAAGGTGTTGATGTTGACTTCGATGATATTGTCAAGACCGATTATGTTAGCATTGTTGATGATGAAGCTATTCATATTGTTCGGCCGTCTCTAGTATATTGGCGGGAACTTGGTAAGGTACTGTTGGCTACAAACTCACGTTTTGCTACAGCTGATTATGATGATCCGGAGGTAAATTACGATGGTCGTGATTGATCCTGGAACAGACTTAATTAAAATCAACTTTACAGACTACTTGCGTAAATTCTATAAGGATATTCGTAAGTATGATAAATACATGCTCGCAAAGATCTATGGGAAGATGTATTTCAAGCTCACGGATCCTACAGTAATCCAGTTTGAGATGTATGCTGACCGCAGATCTAACGTAGTTAAGGTGTTGAAACTGAAGAATATTGTGGAAGCAATTGATGTTATCAACTTCTTCCTGGAGATCTCTGATGCATATTCCGGATACCATTCAGATTACTATCCTAAGTGGATGCTCAAACCTAGATCCTCTATTATTCGGGGTTTGATTAAGGATTCTTTGGGATTAACTGGTGTATCCGAGCTTAGCAGGAACGGAATTGAGTACGAAGATTTGGATAAAATGCATCAAAAGATCCAATATTCATGCAAACATGGTGTACATATCTACGATATTTGTGCTAATTTGCAGCTAGATCCCGCTAAAGATGACCTATTTATGTGGCGAAAACGTCGTATAAATGGGTTCAAAATTGGTAATATTGACTATTATGAGGCTAAAAAACGAGGCAAAATCGTCAATTATATCATCTAAATCAGCCGGATTTCCTATAATATTGTGGGAAAATCAGGGTTGATTCGGGCTAAAATCGTGGTTAAATTACTATGATATTATAGGAAAAATGGGCCTAAAATGGCTCAAAATAGCAGTCCCCCAAAATCCCCCAAATTTTTAAGGGTTTTTGGGGCGGAGCCGAAATAGCTTGAAAATGCCTTATTTTGGGTGGTTTTTGGCCATATTTCGGCGATTTTGAGGGTACTTTAGGGGTTGTGAGTCCCTAATCCCCCCATTTGACCCTGTTTTTACATTGTTTACATCAAGAGTTAAAAGCTTATAATATATATAAACAATAGGAGAAGGGGGGGAGAATGGGGACTATTGGTCTGAAACGGCTAAATTTGGTCTGATTCGGTTATAATGGTCGAATTTGCCACAACTCACAAAATACGATAGAAAAGGAGGGTTTCGGTGAAGTTTGATTTTTTAGACGTCACTGTCGAGCAAAACTTCAGTAACAACAGAGTTTATGATTATGTCATATCTCCAGACTTCTTGTTTGGTGATATTAAAGACTTGGTTATTAAAGGTTCTTCATTCTTTGCTTTCTGGGATGGAAACGAATGGATAATGGACCAGAACTATTTATTTGATTGTATCGACTCGATCTTGTGGAGAAAGTATCATGAAATAAAAGCCGAACATCCAACAGCTAGGATTCAGGTTAAGGAGATTCGTAAAGCGTCAGCGGGCAAGTATAAATTGTTTGTTGATTATATTAAAGTCCTTTGGCAACCTGAAACCAACTTCAACAGACGCATATTGTTTGCTGATCATAAGATTAGGCGAGAGGATTATGCGACTGTTAAATTACCATACACTCCGGTGAGTGGTGACTGCCCGGCATTCAAAGAATTGTTATACACGTTGTACGATCCAAATGAAGCTGAGAAGATTCTATGGTTTATGGGCGCTTTGCTTATGAACAAAATGGATGGTATCGAGAAGTTCATGTATTTGTATGGACCAAAAGGATCTGGTAAAGGTACGGTACTCAAAGTATTCAAGATGATATTCGACGGATACCATGCTCCTATCGACTTGAGGGAGTTAACGAGTGGTGGACCATTTGCAACAGGACAGATCCGAGAGGTCCCTTTATTGATTGACGACGATACGGATATTTCCAGGATCAGTAACGATACTCCATTGTTGAAACTGACATCTCACGAAACTATATCTGTCAACAAGAAATACAAAGAACCGTACGATGTTACGTTCAGCGGATTATTAGTAACTGCATCAAATCAACGATATCGTGTCAGGAATATTGACTCGGGTATTACTCGACGGGCTGTTGTAGTAAATCCTAGCGGTCGTAAATTCACTCACGAAGAGTATGATGCATTGTTTGATAGGGTCAAGTACGAGGTTCCGTATATTGCTTCAATGGCTATGGATACTTTCCAAGAACTTGGTTATTCTTTCTACGATGATTACTTCGATATCGAAATGGCTGTTAACACGGACATCATATTTGACTTTGTTCGAAGTAACGCGATGGAGATTGGTAAGGATATTACACTTAAGCGTGTTGCCGAGATGTATAAAGAATATCTGGAAGATCTCGGATTTAAGACAGAAGGATATAAAGCTAAGATCAAGAAAGAACTCATGCGATATTTCGACGAGTTTCATACAGAGATTCGTATTGATAATATTCGTTACAAGAATTTATATCGTGGATTCAAATGGGAAGTCGTATATCCTGAAGGGCTTGGAGATAAAACGGATAGTCGATTCGTACATTCTGAAGAAGCGAAAGAAGATTGGCTCACATTTCTTGACAACCCGTCATATTTCAATGGTATCGCTGCAGCATTCCCAGCACAACCTGCAAATTCGAAAGGTAATCCTTTAGCAAAGTGGGATGATGTTAAGACTGTGCTAGCAGATATCGACACGGAACAACTTCACTGGGTTAAAGTTCCGCTTAGTCATGTTATTATTGACTTGGATAAAAAGAACCCAGAAACCGGCAAGAAGGATTTGGAACTGAACAAGGAAGCGGCCCGACAGTTCCCTCCGACTTATGCCGAACTATCCAAATCAGGCCACGGTATTCACTTGCATTATATTTATGACGGTAATGTGAATGAGTTATCTAATCTGGTCGAAGAGGATGTGGAGATCAAGGTATATCGCGGGAAGTCCTCTCTGCGACGTATCAACATGAAAGCCAATGAGTATGAAATCGCGCATATATCCTCAGGTCTCCCACTAAGAGAGAAGGAGGCTGTGGTGTATAGCGAGATAGAAGATATTGTGTATACCGAACAGGTATTACGTAATTTTGTAAAACGACAGTTGGGTATGATTGAAGGTAAGGAACCATCACATCCAAATACTAAACCGACTATCGATTGGATTGCTCATGAAATTCAGAAGGCTCACGATCAAGGTCTGGAATATGACTTGAATGATTTACGACATGCTTGTATGATGCGAGCACTGAAATCGACAAATAATCGTGAGTATTGTTTGAAGGTTGTGCAGAAGATTCCTTGGTCGACACTTCGAGATGAGAACGAAGATAAAATCCAGGACCGGCTAACAGGATTCACAAAGATATATCCCAAAGAAGAATTAGTGTTCTTTGATATTGAGGTATATCCGAATCTGTTTATTGTTGTCTGGAAGAAATACGGAGACGATGAATTCGTTAAATGGATTAATCCGACTCCTGAGCAGATTGAATATTTACTTTCGTTCCCTCTCGTAGGATTTAACAATCGACGATACGACAACCATATTCTTTATGCAAGACTTCTCGGTGGTAGTGAAATGGATTTGTTCCAACAGTCACATCGGATTATCAACGAAAAGAATGCAAAGACTGGAATGTATGCAGCTGCTTATGAAATTAGCTATGCTGATATTTATGAGTACAGTCAGAAGAAACAGTCGCTTAAGAAATGGGAAGTTGAACTTGGTATCAAACACGTGGAAATGGAAATCCCTTGGGATCAACCAGTGCCAGATCATTTAGTACCAGTCGTTGTTGACTACTGTGTTAATGACGTTGATGCTACTGAGAAATTGTTTGATGCTGTTTACGCAGACTACGTTGCTCGTGAAATCCTAGCAACTATTTCCCGCGGATCTATGAATGCAACCAACAATCAGTTGACTGCATTATTTATCTTCGGTAATGATCCACGACCACAAGACAAATTCAATTATGTTGATCTGTCTAAGACATTCCCTGGTTATGTCTACGAGTTCGGTAAATCCACATATCGTGGTATTGAGACCGGCGAGGGTGGTTACGTGTATGCCAAACCAGGTATTTACAAGAACGTTGGATTGCTTGACGTCGAGTCTATGCATCCGAACAGTCTCGTGAATATGAATTACTTTGGACCATATACTCAGCGATATGCAGACTTGCTTAAAGTTCGCGTATTACTTAAACATAACAAGATCGATGAAGTTAAACAAATGTTTGACGGTATCCTAGCTCCATTCTTGGATAATCCAGAATATATCAAACCTTTGGTAACGGCATTGAAGATTGTAATCAATTCAGTATATGGTATGACATCTGCTAAGTTTGATAATAAATTTAAACATCCATCAAACGTTGACAACATTGTTGCTAAACGTGGAGCTTTATTTATGGTTGACTTACGCTTTGCGGTTGAGGACGAAGGATATGAGGTTGCTCATATTAAGACGGACTCTATTAAGATTCCAAATGTGGACGATTACATTATTGACTTCGTTCATAAATTTGGAGCCCTACCTCAATACAATTATAAATTTGAGCATGAGCACACTTATAAACGTATGGCGTTGATTAACAATGCTGTTTATATCGCTCAGCTCGAAGACGATAGCTGGTCTCCGACTGGAGCAGAGTTCTTGAACCCATATTTGTTGAAACGAGTATGGACTAAAGAACGTATTGAGGAAAAAGATTTCTTCTTGACTAAGCAGTCCAAGGGCCATATTTATCTTGGTAAAGAGTTCGTTGGTAAAGTAGGATCTATTTATGCATCTCTAACTGGAGAAGAAGCATTATGGACGGAAGACAACGAAACATTCAAGTCAGTAACCGGCACGAAAGGATTTAAGTTCAAGCAATCTGCGGAATTTAAAGATGATGATGTTGACTTTGCATATTATGACAGAGTCGCACTCGAAGGTTTGAAGAAGATTATGAAAGTTGGAGACATCAATGAAATTGTTGATGACATGCCAACGGATTATCAAGTTGTTCTAGGTTTATCGCCTGAGCTTTCAGAGGAAACTTCGGCGGTAGCCTAATTTTGTTGCTTGCGGATTTCGCAGAAATTACTTGGCACATAATAGGAAGGGATAAAAGATTTTAGGATCTTTTACTTTTTTCTTGCTATTTTTATGTCAAAACAAATCGAAAGGATATTTTACACATGACAAAAGTATTAGCTATTTCAAACAAACAGTTGCAATTGGAAAACGTTCAGTTTATGTTTAGACCGAACTTTGAAGGTCGTAAGACTGAGTTTAATGCACTCGGTGACCGGAATTTCCAAATTGTGATCGATCCAGAAGATGTTCCAGTTCTTCAAGATTATGGAATCAATGTAAAACTTCACGATCCTGCAGCTAAGAACCCAGACCTCGACCCAGATGTTGTACAACCAACGTATTACATCAAGGTCAAAGTATATACTGAGTACAGCACTCCGGTTATTGCGCTTATCAATGACGATGGCGAATTGGATGTTGATGAAGAAGTACCAACTGACAACATCACTTTCCTAACTCCGGATATGTATGGTATGATTGACGAAATGGAAATACGTGCTTGTGACATGGTTATTCGTCGTCGTGAGAAACACGAACGTGGAACTTACGCACGTCTTGACTTATCTAAAGCATATATCCACGTACAATCAACACCATTGGCTCGTAAATACGGATTTTAATGGTCCAACTATATGATTATCAGGAACAAGCATTAGATCATCTTAGAGATGGTTGTGTGCTTTGTGGTAAAGTAGGCTCGGGTAAATCTTTAACGGGCCTATTCTACTACATCCGTAATCATTCGGACAAACCGCTTTATATTATCACTGTCGCAAAGAAGCGAGATGATAAAGAATGGCAACGTGATTTTGAGTTGCTTGGTATAAATGGAGTTGTTGATTCATGGAACAATATCAAAAAGTACAAAGACGTCAAAGATGCTTTCTTTATTTTTGACGAACAACGTGCTGTTGGTTATGGAACATGGGGACGCAGCTTGATTGATATTAGCAGACGTAATAAATGGATTATGTTATCCGCTACACCAGGTGATACTTGGATTGACTTTATGGTATTATTCATAGCCAATGGATTTTATCGCAACAAGTCTCATTTTATCGATGAGCATGTTGAGTACAAACCATATACGTCATTCCCTCAAATTAAGAGATACCACAAGGTAGATCGATTAGAAAGATATAGGCGAGCTATTATTGTGTCTATGGCGGACTTCCGTAAGACTAAGATAGATCGTGTATTTGTTACCTGCGACTTTGACAGAAAGTTATATGACGAAACTGTTAAATCCAGGTTTAATCCTTTCACAAACGAACCTATTATGAACGCTTCTGAGTTCACACAAGTACTTAGAAAGATAGTTTGTTCTAGTGATCGTAGAAGGGAGAATGCAAGACAACATATCATGATCAAAGATAAATTGATTGTGTTCTACAATTACATTTATGAGTTGGAGATTCTAATTGATATTTGTGAAGACCTTGGACTTAGATATAGACAGTGGAATGGTTCTCGCCATGAGAGTATTCCAGATGACGGTGATGGATGGATTTATTTAGTTCAGTACATAGCCGGATCAGAAGCTTGGAACTGTATCACAACTGATACAATTCTTTTCTATTCCCTTAACTATTCATATCGTATTATGGAGCAGAGCGAGGGACGCATAAATCGTATCAACACGCCATTTGATACCATGCATTATATCTATCTAAAGAGTTCTGACTGTATCGACGATGCTGTATATAGAGCGATTAAGAAAAAAGAAAAATTCAACGAGAGGAATTGGGTAGAACGGCAATGGGCAAATTGGAAAGAGATTTTCAGCGAGTCTTAATTAAAGATATTGAGGCTTTGATTCCTGATGCTGTCATCAAAAAGAATGATGCTAAGCATATTCAAGGGATTCCTGATTTGTCTGTGGATGTAGGTCCTTGGTCATTTCATCTTGAATGCAAGAAGAGTGCTAAGGCACCATATCGTCCGAACCAAGAACACTATTTGAAAAAGTACAATGATAATGGTGGTTGGGCTAGGACTATATATCCTGAAAACAAGGAGGAAGTTTTGCATGAAATGGAACAGGCATTACGACTACGAAGGAAAACATTCGTTCCTAAGCGCTAGTCAATGTCACTGGATAAACTATACCCCAGAAAAAGTCGTTAGTCGATTTGAAAACGAACTAGCGAAACAAAGGGGAACGGAGTTACACGAATTTGCATCTGAAGCTATCAACAAACGAATTAGGTTATTGCCTGGACACACACATCCCGCCTTAGCTAATTTTGTTAATGATGCAATAGGATTCAATATGGACAGCGAAGTCCTTTTATTTTACAGTCCTTATGCATTTGGTACTGCGGATGCTATTCGATATGACCCTCCAAAGAAAGATAATCCTCGTGGATTCCTACGTATTCATGATTTGAAAACGGGTGTGACTAAACCAAAGATGGAACAATTGTTAGTGTATGCTGCATATTTCTGTCTTGAGTATTCTGTCAAACCTGAAAAGACAGACATGATTCTACGTATTTATCAAGGGGATAACATTGATGAAGTAATTCCTGAGCCCGAAGATGTCTATGATATTATGCATAGCATTAAGGAATTCTCAGCATTACTTGAAAACAAACCGTGAGGTGAATGATGTCGGAAACTTTACAAGAGTACCTCGAACATAGAGGAACTCCACATCAAGGCTCCGTTCCTCACAGTGGTCGCTATGCTTGGGGTTCCGGAGATAATTCATACCAACGTGCAACTGGATGGTCTGATGTTGTGGCTAAATACCGCAAGACCGGATTAACAGACACAGAAATAGCGAACAAACTTGGTATATCTACAACAGAGTTTCGTAAGAGAAACAATATCGCTAAGCAAGAAATTCGTAAGAACAACATCTCTCGAATCAATGAGCTAGCAGATAAAGGATTCGGATCAATCGAGATATCTAGACAACTAGGTATCCCTGAGTCCACTGTTCGTATGAACTTAAATGCCAAGGTTAAACATAATGTTACCAGAATGGAACAAGTCAAAGGCGACTTGGAGAAACTGGTAGGAAAGTATGACTACATTGATATTGGTTCTGGCTCAGCCCAACAACTTGGTATTAATGACAGTATGCTTAAACGTGCCACACAACAGTTAGAAGAAAAAGGTTATCATGTTCACAACATTTATGTTAAGAACGCAACCAATGACGCTCACTGGGTAGAGATGAAGGTCTTGTCTAAAGAACCAGACCTTCATCTCTACCCAGTGAGCGTCATTGGTTGC